AAGACCTAACTCAGCCCTCTCCTGTGCCTCACGCCTTGCCTGAGCCTCTGCTTCACGCTTTTCTGCTAAAACTTCTCTACGAATCTTTAATAACTCTAGGTATTTAGATCTGCCATAGGTTTGAGTAATCCATTCTTTGAGTTCTTCTTCAGCTTCTGCTGCTTGGCGAACTTTAGCCCAGCGATCCAACGCCGTAGCATTGGTGCTTTTGCTTGATACACCTTTTTTCTGTAGCGTTTTCTTTGCTTGGTCAGTTGCGTCAAAGAATTGTCCAATCTGTTTAGACAAACCAGCCACTGTTTTACCAGCAGCCAATCCTGTTT